TGGTAAAGATTCAAATGGTGAAGACAATAAAGTTATTATGTTGTCATTATCAAATTCCGCATCTGGTACTAATTTAACAGAAGCAACTCATATTATTTTTGTTGAACCAATTAATAGTAAAAACGACGAGGTTCGTGCAATTGAAGCTCAAGCAATCGGTCGAGCTTGTCGATTGGGACAAAAAAATAAGATTAAGGTTCTTAGAATTTTAACTCATAATACCATTGAACAGGATATTTATAATAATATTTATTCTAAGAACCAAGATGAGATTAAAAGAACTGTTTATGAAGTAGACACTAAATATTGTGAAGACCTAGGGGATAATGTAGTAGTTTAAAATTTAATTTAAATAATTATAAATACCAAATAATAACATTACTTTTAGTTGAATACTTAAAAAATTTAAAATTTTATCTTAAAAACTAAATATAACTACTATTTAATAAATGGAAAGAATATATTCTTTAATATTAAATCTGATTCTCATTCCTTTACGCCTTTTTAGATTTTGTTACAAGAAAAAAGAGCATAATTATACTAGATTGCAAGACGATGAAATAAATAATATATCATATAAAAATAATAATTTTTTCCCAAAAACATTTATTTCTTGGAATATTCAAGAATTATTCTTATATATAAATACCAATAAAATAAATAACATAGTTGATAGGTTAACAAAGTTTAATGTAGATTTATTATGTCTCCAAGAAGTATTTGATGATAATAGCAAGAAAATTATTATAGATTCATTAAAAAATATTTATCCGTATTATTTATTAGGTAATACTAATAAAAAATATATTATTGGAGAAGATAGTGGTTTAATGATATTTTCAAAATATCCAATTAATTTTGTAAGAGAAGATAAGTTAGAAGGATTACAGTGGCCAGATTATATGGCATTAAAAACAACTTTATATTTTAGTATTGGTAACTTAAACTTTGCAACTACACATTTACAATCTGTTTATGAAGATATATCAAAAAAGCAATTACTAAAATTATTTGTTGATTCTCCATTTGATAATTTTATTATTTTAGGTGATTTAAATAATTCGAATGTATATAATATCTTAAATGTACCAGTAAATAATATTTGCTATACGTGTGATGATTTAATATTAGATTATATTTTACCTATAAAATATGAAAAGTTAGATGTATTAATTAGTGTATTAAATATTGATATAAATAATACGAGTGACCATTTACCAATCTTGGGTGAAATAAAATCCCAATAATATTTGTTTAAATTTGACTTCATTTAAACCAATAATATTTGTTTAAATTTGACTTCATTTAAACCAATAATATTTGTTTAAATTTGACTTCATTTAAACCAATAATATTTTATATATTTAATGTCCCTTAGTATAAATTTTTGTCCTGAAACATCCGCAGTAAATGATTTTTATAGATATGTCAACGAAGAATGGATAAAAGAAAATCCAATACCAGATGATTTTCAAAGATGGAGTGTTTTTAATAAACTAAATGAAGATAACCGAAGTAGAATCAAGGACCTATTAGATAATTTATCTTATTCAAATAATTCTGAATGTAATTCATTAAAGGTTATATATGATCAAGGATTAAATTTGGATAATGTTAATTCAAATGAACCACATGAGCACATTAAAGAATATTTGAATAAGATAGAAGAAGCTAGTAATAAAAATGAATTATTAAATAGTATATTTAAAGTTCATGTTTTACATGGAATGAATTCACCCTTCCAGTTATCTGTTTATTCAGATTTTGACAATTCTAACATAAATATTTTACATATATTTACTGGCGGTTTAGGGTTACCAGATAGAGATTATTATTTTGAACCTGATAAAAAAGATATTAGGATCAAGTATAAAGAATATATGAAACAATATTCTGAGTTATTTAAAATGAAAATGGATGTTGAATCAGTATATAATTTAGAAAAGAGTTTAGCACAAGTTACTTTTACTCGTGTTGAAAAAAGAGATCCACATACCTTAAATAATCCATCAGATTATAATAAAGTGATTTCAAAGTATAAATCAATACCAATCAAGCATTTATTTGAGTATCTTGGTCAAAAAGAACATTCCAAAATAAACATAAGTAATCCAAAATTTCTTGATAAACATGAAGAATTATGGAATAAGATTGATTTAAAAGTTTGGAAATCATATTATCAGTGGAAATTTATCAATGAGATATCTTCTTATGTTAATGAAAAGGCTACAAATATCAAGTTTAATTTTTATGGGAAAGCATTAACAGGTACTCCTGAACTGTTACCTAGATGGAAACGAGTTATTTCAAATTCTGACTCTCAATTAGGTACTATAGTTGGTAATTTATTTACTAAAAAGTACTTTCCAGAATCAGCAAAAAAGAAAGCATTAAATATGGTTAATTATATCAAGGATGAATTAAAAGTAAGACTTGTTAATAATGATTGGATGGAATCAGAAACTAAGAAGAAAGCACTTGATAAACTTGATAAAATGCGAGTTAAAATAGGATATCCTGATAAACCAAAGGATTACAGTAAATTAGTCTTAAATTTAAAAGATTCCTATTTTGTTAATAATATGAAATGTTTAAAATTCAATGTAGATTTAGGTTGGAATAAATTATACAAAGAAAAAGATTTGGAAGAATGGTTTATGTATCCTCATATGGTAAATGCTTATTTTTCTCCTAATTATAATGAGATTGTCTTTCCGGCGGGAATTCTACAAGATCCATTCTTTGATGAAAATTTTGATGCTGCTCTTAATTTTGGTGGTATTGGTAGTGTAATAGGTCATGAAATTACACATGGCTTTGACGATCAGGGAAGAAAGTTTGATTCTAACGGTAATTTAAATGATTGGTGGACAGAAAAAGATGCAGCACAATATGTTAAGAAAACTTCAAAGTTACGAGATCAGTATTCTAAATACGCGATAGAAGGAAAGAATTTAAATGGTGAATTAACGTTGGGAGAGAATATAGCAGATTTAGGAGGAGTATCTATTTCATATCATTCTTTGGGTAGATATTTAAAAGATAATATGAATGAAAGCAAGGTATTAGAAGGGTTTACACCTCAACAAAGATTCTTTTTAAATTATGCTAAAATTTGGAGATCTAATACTAGAAGTAAGGAAATTCTCAATAGGTTAATAACTGATCCGCACTCTCCATCTGAATTTAGAGTAAATGGTGTTGTTACTAATTTGGTAGAATTTTATAAAACTTTTGGAGTAAAGGAAACAGATAAATTATGGAAACCCGAAGATGAAAGAATCAGTATCTGGTAAAATATAGAAGAATTATTTTCCCAGTATCTGGTAAAATATAGAAGAATTATTTTCCCAGTATCTGGTAAAATATAGAAGAATTATTTTCTAATTATTTTTAGATGAATAATAATATTTTATCAAATATTCATTCTTATATTGATTTGTATTCACTTAGTAATATATTGTATAATAATAAAACTAATGTCAAAATTAATAAAGACATAATGGAACATCTATCAAATGTTTATAAGACAAGTTATGATAATATTAAATATAGAATTAATAACTGTCAAAATAGATGTGGTAAATGTCAAGAATTGTTTAAGGGTGATTATATAATTAGAATATGTAATATAAATTGTAAAGCTTGTGGAGAAAATGAAAAATTTAATATAGAATTTTGTCAAAAATGTTTTAAAACGAATGTAAAAAGAGGTGACTTGCATGTTGATTACTGTTTAACAAATAATCATAAGATAGTTTATTTAGGAATTAATATTTTATCATAATTATGGAAAAATATTCATACAAGTAAATTAGGAAATAAAGAGATAAAAGTTTAACAATATCAAGTTGGTCATGTGTTAAAATCTCGCTAGATTATAACTTTGATGCAAGTATTTAAAAATATCTAATTTTATATATATAATGAATTTTTCTTTATCAATAAACTATGTAATTATTATAGTAATATTATGTTTACTGGTCTTTAAATATTATAAAATTAAAAAAGATAATATTATAGTTGATGAACTAATAAAACGAAGTCAAGAAGATATGATGTCACTCGAAGGTTTAAAGAAACTAAATTATCCAAAAAAATTAGAAATTACAGATATCCCTAAATCATATCCTCAACTTTTTATTAGATACGGCAATAATAATAATCATTTATTTAATGATGGTAGAACTATATGGCAAAATATGGTTAGACACATTGATAATAGAATCCAAATATGTGGATATAGATATGGATTATCAAGAATTGAATGGCATAAATCTATCTTAACTTGGAAAAATCAAAAAGTAGGGTTAGAACTTCATATAGTTAATAGTTTAGTAGAAAGAAATAAAACAGTAACATTTATTGTGCCATTATCTCTAGTTGATATTAGAAGAGAAGGATTTGCCGATTTAGGTTATAATAATCAAAAAACTGATGTATCTACGTTAAATTCATTGATAACAAAGTGTGAACAAATTCCTTCATATTCTTGTTGTACTACATCTAGTGGTCCAATGGTTAATTTTAATTTATGTCCTGTTGCCAATGTTCTTTTAAAACAAAAGTTTTTTTATAAACACGAGATGGGTTCAAATAATACTTGGTATATAACTGATCCCGAACCGTTTGATAGATATATCGGATTAAATATTATAAACAAATTAGTTGGTTAAATATCACTAGTAAAAATTTACAAAGTAACTAACTATATAAAAATAGACCCAAATACACATATAATGCAAAAAAATTGAAAAAGAAATAGTTTAAATGTTGCATATACACTAGTATTTTGATGTTCACTAGAAATTTTGAAAGCATCGTAAAGTCAACTGGCAAAAAGCCAACTGACGCAAAGTCAACCGGCAAGGGTAATACCCAAGCCATTGATAGTACCAACTCGCCGACTCCTTGGTTCTTCACTTTTGAAAGCCAAAAAGAAAACGCAGGAGTTATTCCTTCAGGAATGAAGTTCTTTCCTAAAGGCCCCAAGAGCAGTTGTGATGGATGGGAAGTCCTAATCGACGGAACATGGCGAGGATTTCCATCCAAGGAAGACGCGTATACCGCAGTAGGAATTAAGAAGGTCAAGTGTCCCTTGAGTAACCATATGGTCCCTGAAGGTGATGTGGGTGCGATATGTCGCTACCTTGCAAGATATCATCCTGATGAATGGACTCGTCTCAAGGGAATTTGCAATGGGCGTGTTAAGACTCTATATGTCTATACCGACTGTTACTCTCCAACCCGCCGCTACAAGCACGATAAGCTTCCTGGAGTATCTTTTGCTACCAAGTCAGACCTTGACAAGGCTCTTGGTAGAACCACCAAAGGCAAGGTCCCCATCGAAACAACTTCTCCAGAAAAGCCATGTCGCAACGGGAATGGATGTCGTGGCAAAGACGGAGGTTGTGGTTTCAATCACGAGGGTCAGAAGATGTGTCGTCACGAAAAGTCATCTTCCGGATGTACTAACCTGAGGTGTAGTTTCAATCACAATGAAGACCACATTAAAAAGACTATTGTCCAACAGACAATTAGTACTTCCGTCACACCTACCAAAGTTACTCCTGTTTCCAAGCCCTCTCATGTTTCCAAGCCCCCACTGGCTCCTGCAAAGATACCCGGTAACACCTTTGACATTTTGAATGACGATGCCGACGAGGACGATGTGTCTAAGGACTTGTCTTCGCAGTTCGAAGAGGCACAGGATACAGTTGTTGTAACTCCAGTTGTTGCAACATCAGAATCAGGTGATTCGGATGGTTTCCAAGAGGTCAAATCTAAGCATGCTAAGAAGACCCATTTATTGGCTACCAAGAAGCCCGAAATTGTCAAGGAGCCTATCAAGAAGGCTGTCAAGAAGCCTACAAAGATTGCAGAGGAGCCTATCGAGGAGCCTGTCAAGGAGCCTATCGAGGAGCCTGTCAAGGTAACCCCTTCTTGGAAAGACACGTGTCTAGCTGGAAAGGTCAAGCGTGAAGCCGAGAAGCTTGCCAAGGAAGCTGAGGAACAGCGCTTGAAGGATGAAGCCGAAGCTGAGGAACAGCGCTTGAAGGATGAAGCCGAAGCTGAGGAACAGCGCTTGAAGGATGAGGTTGCAGCTGAAAAGCAGCAGAAGCTGAAGGCTCAATTCGAGGGACTTGTTCTTCTTCCCGGTAAGCCATCTGAACAGGACGACGAGCCCAAGAAGAGTTCCAAGAAGAGTTCCAAGAAGGGTTCCAATAGGGGCATTAAGATTGATGCAGGTCTGTTCTTTGCATAGTCTGTTCTTTGCCTAATCGAATTCGTCTCAGTGGATGAGTAATCTTATTTTATATGAATAAATTTATTCATATAAAATCAAACACTTGGTGTAATTAAGTTAAATATTTATTTATCATTGGTTCAAATATATAAAAAACTTATTAGTGACCTATTCAATAAAAATTGATAGTTTCAATAGTTATTACATTGGTATAATAAGTAATGGCTATTAGAAGGTTACAAAGTGAGTTAACGCAGTTAAATAAAGATCCGAATTATTTCTATTCAGTATCCCCTAACATGAGCAATTTTATGGAATGGGAGTTTTTAATAATTGGACCCCCAGAAACTTTTTACGAAGGTGGTTTATTTACCGGAAGTATTACATTTCCAAAAGAGTACCCTAATAAACCACCAAAACTAAAGTTTATATCAGAAATGCATCATCCTAATATTTACAAGGATGGAAATGTTTGTATTTCAATTCTACACGAAGGTATTGATCAGTTTGGTTATGAGTCGGCAAATGAAAGATGGAATCCAAGTCACAGTGTGAATACCATATTGATGAGTATTACATCAATGTTAGGATGTCCAAATTTCGAGTCACCGGCTAATGTAGATGCATCAAGAGAATGGCAAGGGTCAGAGACACTCTATAGAAATAAAATATTTAAATTGGTTTCAGATTCTCAAAATTAATAGTTAATATTTTGTATTTAAATAGATAATATTAATTATTATTAATATGTTAATAAAATTACCAATAATTATTAATGGGAAGATTGATATTATAAATTTCAAAATGACCAAAGATGAAAATAAAATAACTATAAATCCATTAATTAAGAAAGAAAATGATTTATATCAAATACTTGTGACAAATAAAGAATTTTGTATGAACAAATTCAATATTAAGTTTCCATATGAGATTAAGATTATCGAAAATAAATATTTATTTTCAAAATATTTTTTTATAACTGCAATATCAAATGGATTTGAATGTGAGTTAAACTTTTTAACAAATCTATTAAAAAATATAAATAATCACTATAAAAAGAAAATTTCATTTCTAAGTTTAGAATATTTAACTTCAAACATAAAAGATATAATAAAGAAATCAAATATAATGTTAGAATCTAGAAACACTTTTGAAGATTTTAAAGATATGGAATTATATATTGATAATCAGTTAAATTATTCTACAAATTTAATTTATTTATTACTTTACAAGTTTCCAGAATATACTACCAAAGATTTTAAAAACAGTAACTTGCATGAAATTATTCCAAAAAAAATACTAATTTGTTTAAATTTAATTAAAAATTATCAATTAAAATTTAAAGGAAGTGAATCGATAAGTATAGGAACTCATATTGACAACCTTATTAATTCCAAGTTAAGTACTACAAATATAAAGAAAAATAATTATTATTTTTTCAAATTGACCGAAAATAAAATAATAAAAATGAAAGTTGATTCAATTTCTAATGATTTAATAACCTTAAATGATTCACGTGTAATAGATTCCAAGTTATGTGATATATACACATATAATCCAATATTTCTCGAACATCTAAATTATTCTTATTTTATTAAAGATTTGATGAAATACAGTCATGAATTAAAATTATTAATTGGTTCTAAATTATTTAAAAAAAATAATATTGATATTATGAATATTATAAACTTTATATATATTGATAACAGTAACTATATAGGTCTGGCATCTCTTAGAAAGTTAGGATTCATTTTCAATGAACTGAATTATGAGCAATATAATATAAAGGATATAAATTTAGAAATTAAAATAATAGAAGATGGTAGTATTAGCAAAGAATATATTAATTATCTAAGTGACAAGTATAAGGATGATTTGGAAACTAAATTAAAAATTTTAAATACTCTTTTTAACAAGTATAATTTTCCTTTAACTTTTAATAAGAAGAAATTAAATGATAACTTTGAGATTATTATGTATTTTTCATTTTTAAATTACAAAGATATAATTAAAGTTATAGACAAGGATAAAATATATTTAGAAAACTCAATAATAGATATGATACCTATTAAATTAAAAAATCTATATTTTAATCTTATCAAGACATATTACCAATTTAAGAATGAATCATTAGAGAATATAACTTTTAATTTCAAATATTACCAAGATTATATTTATATTTATGTGATAAAAAATATAATTCAGAATAATTCAATCTTAACTGATTTATTTGATAATAAAAATTTATATAATAAGATGGTAAATATTTATAAAACCAATTTTGTATTAACACAGTTAATTAAACATTTAAAATGGACTACTCTTTCATCAAAGTTAAACTATTTAAATTATATTTATAATAATTCAAATCTTATTTTCTATCAGAATAAATTAAATAAAAATTTATTTAATGATAGTATTGATTATAAGATTAAAGGTATAATATTAGATAAATTTTTAATGTATAAATATTTAAAACAGGAGAAGGACTTTATTAAATGGACAAAATTTATAAAGAATTTTGTAGGAGATTTATATGAAAAAAAAATATCTATATCTAATGACGATTTAACATTACTTGGAAAATTAATTTACAAAATATATAATATTACTAATCAAAATTTNAAAGACGACAGATATATTGATTTAATTAATTTCTGTCAAAAGAATAGAAAATTAATTATTTGTGATAATAGAATAAATTTAATGATAAGAGAAAAATTTAGTTCTATAAATTGTCAATTAAATTTAGGATTTTTTGCAAAACATTTAAATTTCACTACAACTGATAAAATAGAATTATCAAATAACGTTGAATTAGAAGAAATTAATATTAAATTAAAACAAGTTACTAAGAAATATTACAAGTATAAAGGCAAGTATATGAAAACAAAAACAACAACAACTACATCATTATCAAATTTTGGCTAATATTAACACTTAGGAACCAATTAATCAACAAAAACTTATTGGTGTTCTATTAGAAATTTTATTTATATTACTAATAAAAATTGAAAACATGATATTTTGAATTGAAGATCAATATTATAATGCAAATCTTTGTAAAGACATTAACAGGTAAAACAATAACTTTAGATGTAGAATCATCTGATACTATTGACAATGTGAAAACTAAAATCCAAGATAAGGAAGGTATCCCACCAGATCAACAACGACTTATTTTTGCGGGTAAACAATTAGAAGATGGTAGAACTTTAGGTGATTATAATATCCAGAAAGAGAGTACCATCCATTTAGTCCTTCGTCTTCGTGGCGGTATGCAAATCTTCATCAAGACCCTTACTGGTAAAACAATCACTTTAGATGTAGAACCATCTGATACTGTCGATAATGTTAAGGCTAAAATTCAAGAGAAGGAAGGTATCCCACCAGATCAACAACGACTTATTTTTGCGGGTAAACAGTTAGAAGATGGTAGAACTTTATCTGATTATAATATCCAGAAGGAGAGTACCATCCATTTAGTCCTTCGTCTTCGTGGTGGATTTTAAATTATTTTATTATAAGAATTAATTTTTTAAAATTTTATAACTTCTAAAAAATTAATTTATATTTTATATTAATGTTAGGAAATAGTAAAGAGATTAATCCAGTAAATAAAAATAGTTCTCAAGTTATTGAGATAAAAACAATTGATTTTAGTTTAATAAAATCAGATGATAATACATCTAAAGTTGATAACATATCTAAAGTTGATAATATATCTAAAGCTGCTAATATATTACCAGATGAGAATATATCTCAAGATAATACTACCACTTTAATTAATCAAGACGAGAATAATTTAAAAATATTATCTCTCCAAAGTAAAGTAGAGTTACTTTCAATAAAATTAGATGAAAGTAATCAAAGATTTGATAAGCTATTAAACAATTTTGAAATTTTACAAAAAGATATAATGAATGATGATATATCTTTAGATTTAAAAAAATTATCTAGCAAGATAACTGAACATGGAACTAAAATAGAAACAATAGAAAATAATTCAAATAAAGGTGATAATAACTTGAAAGACCAAATTGATGAATTAACTAGTACAACATTAAATAATACTAATCAATTAAAAGAGTCTGCTTTAATTAAAAGTATAATTGAACATTCTCTTACAACAATAATTAACTCAAATATTACAGGAAATTCTGAAAATTCAGACAATATTAATAATAATTTATTAGAGATTGATTTAGCAGTGAAAGAAATGAAGCTAATATTAGATAATTTAACAGTTAATTTTAAACAAACAGTTAATAACGAAATTAATAAACAATCGAAAGAAATAATTGATACTTCATTTACTGAAGTATCATATCAGAGATTTAATGATATGTTAGAGAATAATAAAAAGTTACTTGTTGAAGCAGTTGAAAGTACCCTATCAAATACTTTTAATGTTCTCTATGAAGAAAAGATTGCGGAAGAACAATATAAGAAACAAAAAGATATTGAAGAAACTGAAAAAATAAAATTAGAAGAAGAAGCATTAGCTAAAGAACTTGTAAAACAACAAGAGAAATTAGAAGAAGAAGCCCTAGCTAAAGAACTTATAGAACAACAAAAGAAATTAGAAGAAGCCCTATCTAAAGAACTTTTAGAACAACAAAAGAAATTAGAAGAAGAAAAAATAGCTAAAGAACTTGTAGAACAACAAAAGAAATTAGAAGAAGAAGCATTAGCCGCGGAACTTATAGAGCAACAAAAGAAGTTACAAGAAGAAGACCTTGCAAGAATAGAGGAAGAACGTTTGAGAATAGAAAAGGAAGCCATTGATGCTGACAGACAAGATAAAGAAAATAAAATATTAATAGAAATAATAAAAGAGGATATAGTAGTTTATCCATCAACACCATTTACATTATTTGCATTTGTTGAAGGGTTGGATATAAATAATTCTATAATTGGTGTTTTTGTAAAAGAGGGTGATACTTACGAGTTAAGAGGAAGAACAAATGATAAAAGTTTTGATCTTATTGATGGAAAAACTTCAGTTACAATAAATATTCAACTAAGTGGTAATGAAACATCACTTATAATAAAAGGGTTTAATAATATTCTACTTACACCCAAAAATAATATTAATGATTCAATTGTAGAATTAATTCCGGGTACTAATAATTTTATAAATATATCTAGTCTTCCAATAATACAATTTTAATTTATCTACCATTTAAAATTTATAATATAAATTATATTATAAATACATAATGTCTATTCGCTCAAATTTATACTTGGAAAAAGGATGGAATCTAGTTTCTTTTTATCAATATAATATAGATTTTAATTCTATTATAGAAAATAAAAATATTATTGAGATTAAGAATTCATTGGAATCATATAATAAAAATATTCCCTTAGCATTAAATACATTAAATAATATAGATATAAAATTAGGATACTGGATAAAAGCAACTGAAAAAGATCTAATAGTGATTGAAGGAAATTTAAACAAAAAGGATATTGATATAGTATTAAATGTAGGATGGAATTTAATTGGATATCCTTATAACTTTTCAACTGATATTAACAAAATAATAAAAAATAGTATTTTAGAATTAAAAACTATAAATTCTAATTATAATTCTAAAGTTCCAATACAATTGAATACTCTTAATAAATTAATAGGTAATATGGCTTATTGGTGTAAAGTGGATAAAGAAATAACGTTAAGTTTAACGTACCCTTTCGAATATAACAGTAAAGATTCTAATAATAATGTTAGCGGGCTAGTTATATTTGATGAAATTTTTTCTGAGGAATTAAATAATAACTATAATAAAAAAACTTTTATAATAAAAACAACAGATAATACTTTGACTGATATTCCATGGATTAATAATAATAAAGAAATCAGTTACGAAGAAATTCATAATATTTCTAAGCAATTAAATAATATTAAATTTACAGTATATTATGGAAAATTACATAATACTACGGTTACTGTAGGAATCAATTTCATAGATAATTTTCCTGTTCAAGATTTAAATATAGGAAAAATCAAATTAATTCCAAGAGAATATAATGAAGACAAACAATATGTAGAATTGTGTTTTAATAATGAGGATAGCAATAGAATTTTAATTAATCTAACAAATAATAATATTGTATATTCATACAATAAAGGTTATGGTTTCATAAAGAATTTAGAATTTAATAAATATATTTTATCTAATAATAGTTTTACTAGTCAGTTTATGAATGATTATAATTTGGAAGAAATTAATATAACTAATATTATTATAAAAAAAAATAAAAAATTATTATGGATAAAATCTATTAAACATAGATATGATATTTCTAAAAAAATATTAGAACTTAGTATTTTAACTAATGATAATTCAGCTATTATTTTGTCGGTCTCTAGTCTAACAGATGTATATAAAAGTATGTTATTAAGTATGAATTTTATTGATGATGAAAATATTAAGGAACAAAAAGTAGTAATATTAGAAAATACCTCTTTTTCAGTTAATAATAATAATAGTACCTATAACATATCGTTAAATTGGAATGGTGAAACAAAAGTAAATATTAAATACAATCCTTCTGTATATGAGGTTGATAGTAAATATTTATATTGGTATGATTTGAGAAATGTTAATTTTAATAAAATAATAATTAATAATAAAAATATATTTTCAACCTATAAAAAGATTGATAGCAATCCAGATTATAATATATTTGAAGTAACTAGTGAAGATATAAATTTACGTATATACTTGATTAAGAGTAAATCTTGTTCTGGATGTATTGACGTTACTATTAGTTACAAATCAATTAATGAAGAAGAATATAACTTTGAGAATAATTATTTTTCAGTTATATCTATTTATAAAGATACTGAGTTCAAAATAGATGAATTAAAAATAACTATTAATTGGGACGGTCCTCATAATATTCTTGGATATACATTAAAAAATACCAGTATTGAAAAACAAAGAGCTTTTGCAACAATATTGAACAGTTACGAGATTCTTCAGTTTAAAAATATAAGTTTTAAAATACATTATTTTATAGGTTTTGACAAACATTCTATTAATTTGGATAATTGGAAATCTTATAATGAATTTATAAAAATTCTTAAAGAACTTTTATCTTTTATTTTAGATTATGTTGAATTATATAATTTAAGATTACCTTTAAATGATGGAAATTTAGAGAAAAACGGAGGTGATCCAAATTATGATATATATATAACTAATATAAATAATACTAACATAAAAGGTTATACAAAAGCAGATAGTTTACATTACTATACTCCTAATCCTCATGATGTTAATACTTATATAAATATTTCATGTAGTTTAAATTACGAATTGTTGAAAGTTGTTCTATTTCATGAATTTTTTCATGCTATTCAAGCTAGTTATGATTGGTTTGAAAAGTCCTGGATTTCGGAAGGTTTAGCAGTAACATTTGAATATATATTAAATGACACTAATAGTTTATCTCCTAAATACTTTATATCGAATTTATTAAATGAACGTAATTTATCTCTTGGTAATATTGGTAATATGCAAATAAATTCAGATGGTTATATTACTACTTTAAATACAAATAGTCAAGATTATTTATTAGGAAAGGTTTTATTAGAAATAGATAAAATTTATAGTAATAATGAAGAAATAGAGTTTAGTTCTTCCAATATTCCAAATATTGAATTGAGATCTAAAAACGATGGGTCTATATTTGTAGAAGATGTAAGAATTATAAATAAGAATGGTAAAGATTTTTTACAAATAATTTTAGATAGTAATAGACATTATAAATATATGGAATTCTACATGTATGTAAATTCAAAAAAAGTAACTAATATTGTAGTATCTAATACGATTAGACAATACGGTACATTTGCATTTTTTTATTATTTAATAGAACAATATGGTGAACCAATTATAAAAAAATTATTAGAAAATTCAATTGAATATAATAATTATGATTTAATAGATTTTACAATTAAGGAATTTAATAGTTCTTCTAATTTCATGAATGAACTTGTAAATTTTTGGTGTGCTGTTGAATTAATGACAAATAATGATATTGTTGAGAAAAAATATAGATTAAGTCAATCTGAAATATGGAAAAAATATTATACTAAAAATAAGAATTATTTAATCTTAAACAATATCAATAATGGTAGTGTTACTGTAAATAATTTAGAAAATACCGGTTGTTATATTACCAATTTAGTATTTAATGGAAGAAAAGCGTGTGTTAAAATTGAAGGAAACTTTAATAAGACTTTATTACGAAAGAAATTAATTATCGAATATCAAGACGGTAATTATCATATTATTGATATTGGTAATAATAATGAATTTAATATAGATGGTAACACTTATGTGTATCAATATAAATTAATTATAATAGCAGATGTAAACTTTCCTGATAATGAATCAATTACTTTAAGTTTAAATGAATCTGTAGATGAATTTAATCCTAATTTAATGGAATTTAAAATTAAAGTTTTAGAAAATTAAAATTACCGAATATAATAATATATAAATTTTTAATTTTTACACCCAAGTAATTAAAAATTTATAATTTATAGTAAGTTAATAAAAATGTCTGAAATTAATAAAGATTTTATAACATTATCAACTCAAATATCTGAAGTAAATGGGGATAGACATATTGATTCTACCAAATTAGAAGTTAATCTAATGAAAGAGTCAGTTATTAGATTAAAAAATGACGAAATTCTTGAAGATAAGATAAACATAACAGTTCAAGACTTTGGCAATGAAATACTTAAAATAACTAATGAATTTAATCAATTAAAAAATAATATTCAATTATTAAATAACGATGATAGTGATAATATTGATAATACAATGACAATGCCAAGTTCATTGGATGATGCTCAAAATATAATTAATAATAAACAAAATAATATTAATAACTTGAAAATACAATTAGTAGAAAGTATGAGAAAAATGACAAATAAAATACAAGAACAAGATAATTTAGAAAAAACTAATGCTTCAAAAGAATTAATTGACAGTGTTAAAAACGATATAGCAAATTTATCTAATGAAGTTGATAAAACAAATGACTTGTTAAGTAGTAATATTAAAGATATTAAATTATTAGAGGATGCTACTATAGAATTAGAAAAATCTAAAATTTTAAACGAAATTGAAAAAATTCATAATGAAATGAATGATCAAGAAAAGTTATTTAATATTATGAATGATGAAAATGATTCACTTTATAAAATAAATATGGAAGTTATTGAAACATTTGAAAATATATATCTAAATTTTCAAAAACTAGATACAACTAAACATAAAGAAAAAATAAATATAATAAATGAACAATTAAATTTTTACAAAACAAGGATTGACCTTGAAAAACTATCTGTTAGAAAATTAAATTTACAAAAAGATAAAATTTTATCAGAAATGAAAGATTTAATTTCTAATAATTTTACTAACTTAGAAGAAGTTATAGTCTATAAGAATAAGGCATTAGATAATTTAAAAACTTTACAAGGTAATAATAAGGTTTTAATGGGAAAAAATAATATATCTGAAGAATATTACAATGAATTAAAAGAGATGTGTAATGAGATTGATAAATTATACAAACAAGTAGTAGAATATCAAAATGAAACATTGAAATTAAAAGAAGAAATAGAAAAATTAAAAGATGAATTAAATAGAAAATTAACAGAAAAAGAAGAAGTTGTTGAAGAAAAAGAAGAAGTTGTTGAAGAAAAAGAAGAAGTTGTTGAAGAAAAAGAAGAAGTTGTTGAAGAAAAAGAAGAAGTTGTTGAAGAACGATTGCCTATATTAGAAAAAATATATACACCTACTATGGAAATGATAGAGTTACCTGATAAATTAACCAATGTTGATAGTATGAGCGACTCGGAAATATTAAATATTTTTAATAATAGTATTCAAGATTTAAAAAATATACCCAACCTAGATTATTCGGTTTCTATTAATAATATTACTGCAGAAGATACTAATTTAGAAGCAAAAGATATTAAAAAAATTATTATTGGTAAAACAGTTACTGCTAATTTAAAATATAATAATCTTAATATAATAGGACAAGGAACAAAGATTAAAGTAAATATATTTAATAAGAATAAAATAATTAATAAAATATCATTTAATTTAAAAGAGACAGATAAGATAGTAGATATAATTAATAAAGAAGATGCTTTAACAATTGCTAGAAAACAATATGATGAAAAATTTGCAGATAACTTAAAAGTAACCTTATGTTATCACAGTTTTTCAAACAATAATTCTATTATACCAGCTTACTTGATATCTGGTAAATATCAAAATATCGAATTATTGGAATCTATAATTCCGGCATCTTTGGAATATTTTCCAAAGATAAGTTTTGGAAATATTAGTATACTAAGTAATTCTATTAAAACTATTAATATAGATTTACCAAATAATAACGATACCGATTCGAACAATATTATAAAAAATAAAGAGATTACTACAGAAAATTTTAAAATTCATGTTAATAATTTAAAATCTGATTCCAAGGTTGATGTTATATCGATTTTTAATATAACAAATAATTTAGAAGAAGATTCTAGTTTTACAATATCTTTGAATAAAAATATATCAACCAGTTTCTTAGAAAGAATTAGTAAAATAAAATGTATCTTATCTACTCAAAATGAATTTGGGTTTACTTTCAATATTCCTTTAACCTTAGACTTGAGCAAATATTCAAAATTATTTAATATAATTAGTACACGTATGGAAAATCCTACTCATGGAGGAAGTATTCATAATTATGGGATTGAATGGGCTGAACCACACCTTGGAACAAATATTTATAAAAATTATATCGATGCTATGAATCATTATGGTGTACACAAGGAATACTCGGTTGATTCAACGGAATCAAATCAAGTAGATTTTAAAGACTATAATAACTTTGGTAATGATAATTATTACATTGATAATGTAGATACCTCTGCATATATTGGACACGGGTATGGGGATGGTATTACATTTGAAACATCTAAAGATGATAGTACTTTAACTAGTTCTGACGCGAAAGGAGGCGATGCTTGGGGTAATAGAGATATGGAATTTCAAGCTTTAATGAGTTGTAAGGTATTAAAAGAAACTTACGACGGAAAAAATTGGGCTGAAAGATGGGGTCCAGTATTTAACGGGTTACATTTGTTATGTGGTTTCCAAACAAATGCAAGTGTTGGAGAACACAAAATGCTTCAATATTTTGCAGATAATCAATATGATAAGAAACAAACAGTTATGAATTCATGGTTTAATGCTGCTAATAATGATCAACCAAATGATAGACAAGCAGTTATAATGGGTCCACTTATTGATAATTCTAATAAAGACTTGTATAATTCTGTTGAAGCATCGACTTCGGGTTTATATAGAGCACATTGGAATGATCACGCATGGGGTGTAAAGGATGGACCATCGCTAGATATATCAAAGAAAAATATTAAGGGTTGGTGGAGAGTAGTTTTTACAGTATAAGAAATAATAATCTTATATAAAGTAATAATAAATATTTAAATATTAAATAATATTTAAATATTAAATAATATTTAAATATTTTTACCACTCACTTTTAAAAAAACTATCGTTTAAAATTAAGTAGATAACATGTCTGACAAATACAATATTTTAGATATTAAAATTGATGAAGAAAGTATTATTAGAAAGAAAGAACATAATAATTTATATAAACTAATTTCTGACGAATCTGTTAAGAGAATAGAAGCTGATTCAGATAATAGAATTAAAATAGCAAAAGAATCGGTAATTAGAGCTGAAGAAAATGCAATTATTTCAATTAGAATTTCTAATGAAACTTCTAATAGAGTTCATGAAGATTCTAAATTAAAAATTCAAATTGATAATTTAGAAGTAAAGGTAAATCAACTAGAAAACGGTATATCCAAAGAAGAAGCGAATAAAAATGATGACGAAAAATCCATAATAGAAGCTGAAGAAACAGAAAATAAAGAAGCTGAAGAAACAGAAAATAAAGAAGCTGAAGAAACAGAAAATAAAGAAGCAGAAGAAGAAGCTAAAAAAGACGCAGCAGAAAAAGCCAGATTAGAAGCCGAAAAAAAAGTCAGATTAGAAGCTGAATCTAAAGCTAAAAGAGAAGCAGAAGAAAAAGCCAGATTAGAAGCTAAAGCTAAAAGAGAAGCAGAAGAAAAAACCAGATTAGAAGCCGAAGAAAAAGCCAGATTAGAAGCCGAAGAAAAAGCCAGATTAGAAGCTAAAGCTAAAAGAGAAGCCGAAGAAAAAGCCAGAT